TCGATCTGTTTTAGTTTTTTTACTTTTTCCGTGTTTCACAGTGCCGCCTTTAGCAAAGAACGCATCTTGAGCAGCTTGTTTTTCTTCAGGAGACATTTCAGATAATGCAGTACGACCTTTAATATCTTCGTACAACGCAGCAAGATTTTGAACTAACGATTCAAAATGCCGTTGTGGCTGGCCACCGCCATTTACTTTACGTGCTTCACCGTCTTTTTTATCACCTTGGTGTAATACAGTGTCAATCCCATAGGTGTGCTGCCCGCTGTCGCCGTCTACTTCATTTCCAAAGCTGTCACCGATTACGATCTCATCGTCGTCGTCTGGTTCATCCATAGGCTCATGATGTGAGTCACTACTAATTCCTTTTAAGATATCCATTAAATTGCGAATACCTTCAGCGCCTTTACTATTAATAGTAACATTCATATTTAATGATTCGTCAGCCGGTGCACCACCTTGAATAATAGCAGCAGGCATATCCATACCACATTCGTCAATTGTTGGTTCACGCCCTTCATCAATTTCTTGCATTGTTTGCATTAATTTTTTAAAATCCATTTTATTTCCCTAAGTTTGCAGTCGGCAATGTAATTTTTTTAGAACCAATTGCACTAGTTGTTCCAATCGATTTATCAGTTTTAGCAGATGGTGCTGATTTTTCAACATGCATTTTTTTTGCTAATAGTTGATCGTTAACTCCTTTATGTTGAGTACCTTGATGTTTAACTTTATTAAGTTCTTTTAGCATACTCATTACATGTGACTGCCCTACTAGATGTTGATTATTTTCTTTATCGTACTCTGATCCAATCAATGTTTTGCTGTCATTGAGCTGATCATATTTGTGATTAATGTCGTATTCTTCTACTTCTTTGTTATTTCTAACTTTAATACAACATTCACTTACACCTAGTGCAGTAGCAGCAAGTTGGCTTATTTGAAAACTAGTTGCTGGATAGGTTAAAGTAACATCAAATGATGTAGTATTAGTATTGTGGTGTTCGGGAAAATCAACTTGTGTTTCCTGAATTGGTGTACGAGTGCCTTCTAAAAAAGATTCAACTGTAAATCTTTCCAATACACTTTTAAGTTTATCAATTTGTTCTGATGTAGGTTCTCCTACAACTTTAATTTTAAATTCATAAACTTGTTTTGATTCTAATAAATGCTGTCTAAACGATTTCATAATATATCCTTGATATTATATTTATTTCATATTCTTTAATTTTTCAATAAGACTGTTTCGGTCTGTAACAATAAATCCTTCACCTGCAATATTAACACCAGTATCTTCTGCGTGATTATCGCTATCTAACTTTTGCTTTTTAAGTTGAAGTTCTATCATTTTAAGTTTCTTATCAATTTTTGCTGATTTAGCATCGATTGCATTCTTAAGCATACTAGCTGCTACTTCAAATACTCTCCCGCTATATCTAGCCTCAACGTTCATACCTAAATCCATTAAGTCATCATATGCATCAGTTGCACGTTGTGCCAATGCATCAAATTCAGAATCACTAACATCACCTAACCCTTTTACTTGCGGTAATGCAGCTGAAATTTTATCAAATTCGGCTATATCGCGGAATAACGGAGTTGGTACTGGCGATGCGGGGATTGCTGCTTCTGTTTCTTTTATGATTGTTTTACTTTCTGGTAAATTTAGGAGTTCCTCTAACTTTTTTGTCATAGTATATCCTCTTATAGTATACTATTTAAGTTATTTAGAACCGTTATGGAATAAATCATTTTCGTTTATTACTCTAAATTTAAGACCATTTTGTTTGCAGTAAATGATAGCTGCAGCCCATTTGGCTTGATTCTTAATAAACTGTGCTTGATTATATTTGTTTTTGCCAACACGCTCGAGTATATGTTGACTTGCTGGTTTTATTTCAATTACTTCGTTGTGTATGTGATTATTTTTATCTACATATTGAACAAAAAAATCCGGTAGATAAATTGTGTTACGATTAGTAAGAGGATCTCTGTAAGGAATAGTTATAGCTTCACTTGCCCATTTTTGTACACTTGGATTTGAATCACAAAAATGCATAAAGGTCATTTCCCAGGAACTTCTATAATACGGAATTTTGGTTCCTACATATTTTCCTGGATTCTTAGGTACAAACTTTCCTTTAGCAAATTTTCGACTACTCATACTAAAATGTTTCTTGATTCATACACGTTATCGTTTACTTTAACACGATACCCTAATAAACTAGTTGGTTCTCTATACGAATTTAAAATCTGAGCTATTACCTGATTTAACTGCATTGACGGTAATGTTTTAAGTGTATCAATTAATGTAAATACATCTACGCCATCTGCGCGTGCTTGATTTAATAGCACGATTGCAGTAGAACTTGCACTGTTAGTATCAAAGTTTCGTTTTTGAAAAAACCCAATAATTGCATCTATCTCTTCGCAAGGAAACGATACATCATCGGTGTAAAACTTATTAAAAAAATGTTTAATTTGAGTTGGTGTCAAATCTAACTCAGTAGTTCCTAAATTATTATTCATAAAAATATCCTATATGTTTTGTGCATAATTAGCAGTATTTGATAATGCCGTACTAGTAGTTCCTGTAGTTCCGGCAGCTTTTGCAAGACCAGTATTAGTTGTAATTTGAGATGCAACTGTAGTAGTGTTAGTAGTACTAAGTGGTATACTAACTCCTGCAATTTTGCTAGTAGATGATGTAGAATTTGATAACTTAGTAGATTGTGACACCGTTGATGATGTTGTAGCCGACGATGATGCAGATGTAGTTATAGTGCCAGTATTTGCTAAATTACTAGCTTTACCTGCAGCAGCAGATGTTCCGGTAGCAGCAGTTGATGTTTTTGCAATAGTAGTTGCTAATGCGCTGTTACCGCTTAATGATGAACGTGGAAATGCTGGATATGATCCGCTATTAGCAGGATACGAACTGCCTAATGGTGACTGATGCCAATCATAATGCGATACTCCAAATCCCTCCATTTGCCCATCATTAACATATCCAGTACCGTATGATACTGCTTCATATGCTAGTGTCATATCAAAGTTATGTGACTCACTTGAGTGATATGCTAAATTATTTCCGCCCCAATGAGTAATAATTGGATTAATAATTTTATAACTAACATATTCGTGTCTAGACATCTGGTAAACTGTTATAAAATTAAAGAATGGTTTAATCTTTCCTACATAACCATATGGACTAGTGATATACGATGATTTTTTAGTAGCATTCTTATTGTATGCTCCTTTTTTAGATGACACAGTGGGATCATTGTAGTAATGTTTATAATAAGTTTGCCACAATTGATTTATAAGACCCATGTTATCGTCATGAAATGAAATTTTAATATCATTATATTTGTGTTGATATTGTACTACACGCTTTCTATTATACTGGTTTAAAGTTTCTGCAGACACTGTATAAGTAGGTAAATCAGAGCTTCTAACTAGTAAGTTAATCTCATATTTGAGAGTTTCTAATAATTTAGTTTCAACTGTACTAGGAGCAAGTGCTTGCCAGTTAACGTTAAATGCTACATGAAATAGAAATTTATCTTTAGGTAATAATCGAAACTGATCAGTGACAAAAGTTTGAGACGCATGTTGACGGCATCGAATGTTTTCGACAGGATCAGAATTTAAATATTCGTTAGGTGTAAATGACATACATATATTTATCTTTTTAATAAACTACATAGTTTAAATTTTAATCAAAAAAAAGCCCGCATTGCGGGCTTTTTAATGTTATATACCTTATCCGCCTGCAACAACAGTTGATACTGTTGCCAAAGGTGTACGTTCAGTAGTTTCATTTCCAATACCAATGCTTGCACCTGAACCTGTAGTTTGTACACAGTTATCAGGTTGGATTGACAAGTCAATTGTCATAAATCCTGCATCGCCATAAGTTAACGGATTGTAAGTAGATGATACTAAGTAGCATCCGTAACATTCCCATTTTTCTAAAATATTCTCGTCTGAAAAGTTAAGAGAGTTTGCGCCGTCTAACATTTCGATTGTCATTTTGAATTTATAAGATCCAGCAGCAGCTGCTGAACTTTGTTCAAAGAAATCAAATTGTTTCTGATTTTGCTCACCAACTAATATGTTAACTACGTTAGTTTGATCATCACGTATTTTAACACTGATTGCACCCCATTTAGGTTTCCCTGCATAATGGATAGTACTGTTATAAACGTCAATCGTTTTATCATCAAATGTTAATGTAGGTCTAGCAGCTTCAGATACTTGACGAGTTAATTCGGTAACATTTGTAGTATCTATACCGAATCCTTCAAATGTTACTCTAAATCTATATTTTAACTTTGGCATTAGTAATGCTTGGTTACCAGTACCACCTGGTTCTGTAGGTACTGAAAAGTTTGATAATGATGCTATTCCGGCCATTTTATTTTGCTCCTAATGTTTTAACTTCACCTGTATTTAATAAACGCAACGGAATATAAATAAATTCTACAGCTTTAGTTGGTTCAATCGCAACGTCTAAATACACTTCGCCGTTATCAATTCTAGACGGTGTATTATTAGAACCGTCACACACTACTGCAAAATCATACAAAGCACGTTGACCCATTAAATCAATTAGCATGCTTTCTGCAGCATGTTTAATTTGATTACGTGTTGAAGTGTCGTTTGGTTGGAACAAGTACGGTCTTACTAGTTTTGCAAATTGTCTGCGCAACTGTACAATTAACCGAGCAACGTTAATGCGATCTAATGCACTTGCAACAGATGCACGAGTGTATTGTCCGTAGTTAACTGGCCCTGAACCAATCATAAATGTAATTGCATTAACTTTAATTTTTGCTAATGTATCTCGTTGTCCTGGGTTTAATGAAACAGGTACATACTCACCAGATGTGTTTATGTATCCAACAGTTGATGCATTGTTAATAACACCTCTAGAAGTACCAGCTGGTGCAAACCATGGATGACTTGCAGCATCACTTAGTGCAATAGTACGTAACATCATAGTAGTTGGTGGAATAACAATGTTATTTCCGCTGTTGTCACTTGATAAACCCCATGGGTAAAAGAACGCAACATATGGATCAGAAGTTGTTAACCCTTTGTCGTTATCTTCAATTGCGCCTGCAACGTTAGCTCCCCAATTTTCCAATGATGTTGCATCAGGTGTTAATCTTGCAGGAGTATCAGCAAGAACAAATGCAGTAAGTCCGTTATCAGTGTTTAAAATTTTCAATTCGCCTACTAATTCTGGATATCCAGGGCACGCAATCAAATTAAACTCTCTAATTTCTGTTTCACGAATTTGTTGATTTGCATTTACTAATGCTTGCAATGATTGTACAACAACGCCACGTTGTGCCATACGACCAAACGCGCCTGCACCGCTTGATAAATTAGCAGCTTCACTAACCCAACGATGTGGATAGTAGTTAGCCATTGTTTCGTCACTGTATCTTACGTTAAGTGCATTAATGTTAACATAATCTTTATGTAATTTTTTAACATTATTTCCACTTCTACGCAAGTTCCACAATAACATACCAGTTGGATATAAAGCAGGATCTGGTGCATCAAAATCTACAAAGTCAGCAGCATCAAGTTCTTCTTGTGAGTATTCAGCAAGTGTACCACCTAATAATGCTTGAATTGAAGCAGCTTCAGAGTCTGCACCGCTTGTGCTCCATCTTGCATCAGCAAATAAAATACCATTTTCTGTAAGTTGATCAGTAACGTCAATTTTTTCCCATTTTTTATCAAAATTGATATATTTGTAAATAGCTGGGAAATTTACACGATCCGACATATCAATCCATAAATCGCCTTCTTGCAACTCAGTGTTATCACTTTGTACAGTTGGTTTAGATGCAGAAACAATTGGACCGGCTGGGTCAGTTGCTCCACGATTGTTGCCGTGATCTACGTTACGATATGCTCTCCATTTATGACCTGAATTTACCATAATATCAACTTCATCAAGAATGCTGTTGTACCAAAGTAAACCATCAACAGGTGCACCTGATAATACTGTATCACTAGGAGTAATAAAGGTGTGTTGTCTATCTGCACCGTATTCAGTCCATAATGTTGCAATATAATCTCTTGAATATTCAAGGCCTAATAAGTAATCTGCATGATGGTAGAAGTTTTCAGTTGTTGCTGGGTTAAACAATATAGCTAACGGAGTATTTGCACCGTCTCTAAATTCAATGTCACCACCGCAAACGTGTGAAATAACAACTTTGTTGCCTGCGCGACTTGCGTGTACAGATGTATTAGGAAAGCTATTAATTGCAGTTTGAATACGATTAATAATTTCAGTAACTTTTAATGCATCAGAAGTACCAGCTGGAAACGTAGATGGTGTAGAAAACGTCACTGAGGTTGACACAGATAAATCTTCACTACTAACCTTACTTTCTTGATACGAAAACGCATACGCACGACCTAATTCAAAAGTGTCAGCTTTAATTACTGCAGATGAAATTAAAGTTGCAGTTACATCTTTACGACGATACATTTTGAAATTTGCAAGAGGTGTAGTTGATTCAGAATCATTATATTTAACGTATACTGTATTTCCTGCAATATTAATACCACCGCCTGTTGAATCTAAACCTGCTAATGCAGCAGCTCCGTTTTTATATAACGGTGCTGGTTTAGTAATCCATGATGCTGATGCAGACTCGTATTTTTGAACTACCCAATTTGCGCCGCCATTAACTGAATTTGTTTTAAGCCAAAGTGATCCGCTAGGTACACCAACTGCAGCACCAACGTTATCTTTACGTTTATATGATGGAACACTTGTAGACGGACCAAATGTTAATTTTGGTGCAATATAAGTGTGTATATCACTAGTATTAGTAATACCAAGTTTAGCAGTAGTTTGTCCAACTGAGGTATTAACATTAACAGCTAACCCTGTTGAATAAATTACTAATGAATTATTTACATTTGCAGCAGTAATTCCGTCCATTGCTTCATTAGTACTAGCGTTAATTGCATCTACTAATCCGTCTAATGTAGTAAATCCATCAAAAGTTTGATTATTAATTGTAAGTGCATCTGCAACGTTATCGCCAGATGGCGCATCATAAAATACAACTGATGATGATAACGTAACACCCTGTACTGTAGGAATACTACTTACCCATTGGGGTGACCCAACAAGAACCCATGAGCTACTAACTGGTGATTTATACCAAAGTGAAATGTTACTAGTTACTGCAGTAAATGCATATGAACCAGTTGCGCCATAACTTGATAACGGTGCAAATGTTTCGTCTACTAATGTTATATCAGTAATAACTGCAGGTGCTAATGTTGTAAATTTTTGTCCAGCTGCAGTAGATGCAGAATCTGAATTCCATTGAGCAACACCCCAGTGAGATGCAATTGTGTTTAACCAAAATGTGTTGTTTTCAGGGTCACCTGACGGCTTATCTGATAACGGTTTTAATTGATCTAAATCAATTTCAGCACGTACTACATACGCGGCACTGCTCACGCCTAAGTAGCTGTATGCTGCATGTAACCCATATTCATTTTGTTCACCAGCATTAACTGGTGTGTTACTCGCATCGGTTTTAAACACTGGTTGACCAAATGTGTCTGTTAATTCTTTTTGGCTAGTAATTTTAAATACTTGGCCGTATTTGCTAGATGTTTTTACTGTTCCTGGAGCATATCCAGTTTGTGAACCGTTTAATTTATTTGCAGCAGTAGCAATAAATATTAAGGGTACTGTACCAGGAGCTGATGAAGTGTAAAAACTTTCGTCTGATACTGAAACACTTACGCCTGGTGAACTAAGTTGAGCCATAATTATAATCTCCATATATACAAGTTCTAACTGTATTTATAGGAAAATGTAAAATAATGGCGTTATATCTTAAGTATTTCTGTTACTTTTGCGTATAATGCATTAATGGTACTATTGTTATCAACAGTATAATCTACCTCTAAACCATACCATGCCCATTCACTTTCGTGAATTCCGAACTCTTTTAACATTAAAATATCTTCTATATTACCATTCAATGCACCGTTAACATATTGATGCCAGTTTGGTTCTGGTCCTCGTTTTACTCGAATAATGATCCCGCCTGCATTTTTAATTGTTGAGAATTCATTTGGAAATCTACAATCGCTAATAACAACATTAGTGTTAATGTTTCGCAATTTGTTTTCTAAGCTAGCAATCCAAATGTCATCATGAAAGCTTCTCCTGCATACTTCAGTGCCCCAAAGTTGTAAAATTAATCGAGGGGTTAACATTGGTATAGATAATTTATCTGCCCACCATTGATCAACTTGTTCACGCCATGCTCGCGATTCGTTAGTTTGGCCTTCAAGCAATGTTCTGTCCCATCCAAACACAGCAGAAACTGCATCTTTTAATGTACCTGCAAAACTTTCACGTGTAAAGTTATGTTGATTAACTAAGTAATCTGCAATAGTGTCTTTACCTTCACCTATATTTCCCACAATACCAACTATCATATTATTCTCCTAAAATTGTATTATACACTAATTTTAGAAAAATGTCAATTTATCCTATTATAAAATGATAACCTGTCCCGCCAGATATTAACGTTTCTAACTCTTTGTCAAGCGCAATAAGTTCTTCTTTGCCTGCAGATTTCATATCGTTACCATTTAATGTAATACCGCCGCTTGGGCCTGCAATAGTTGAAAACAAGCTACGTGCTTCTCCTAACATAATCTTGCAAGTAGCAAGTGTATAATCACGTAACCATTGTTTAGCATAAATGTCAGTTAGCAATACAAAGTCAGGTCTAAAGTTATGTGATTTAATTAAAATCTGTTCACCTTGTGCAAACGGACGTTGTAGGATTGTTAACACATGACTAGTGGGTTTCCATTTAAATTCAATATAGCTACCAAACATTTTACCAACTAATTTTTGATATCCTGCAAATAGTTCGTATGTTGCAAGGCCTCCCATCATACTACCGCTCATCATATACGTGTTAGTATACGCTAAGTTAAATGGTTCAAATAATGTACCGCCTGCACCTATACCAGACCGTGACCCAATAGCACGTCTAAATACGCTTTGTACTTCTATAATTTCATCAGGTAATCTGTAATCATTTTGATCTTGTACTAGTTCTAAAAAGCTGTAACTTTCTTCTACAGCATTTGGACTGCGTTGCCTAAAGCGAGTTAACGCTCTATCTAACGCAGTTTCGTAATGAATTGGGCTTAAATCTATGTCAATCATCTCGTCGCCAAGCATTACTCGTACATATTCAAATACTTTGTTTCTTTCTATTAATGCAGATGTTTCATCAGACATATATTGCTCCATGTTAATCGTGGTGATAAATAAAAATGTAGCTCGCGGAACGGCAATTCCCAACTACCTTAATGTCAAAGGAGGACATCAACAATGATATTTATCAATAATAAATATACCAACATCTATTTTAATATAATCACATCTGCACACACACGAGATACGTTAACTGGTTATACTGAAAGACATCACATTATACCAAAGAGTTTAGGCGGAACTAATAAGAAAGATAACTTAGTTGTGTTGTCTGCAAGAGAACATTTTATATGCCATTGGTTGCTTACTAAAATGGTAACAGGTGATGATCTTAGAAAAATGAATCATGCAATTTGGAGAATGTTAGTTCAAGGAAGGGACTATCAACTACGATATAAACCAAATTCTCATACATATGAATCATTAAGAAAACGTTACGGTTCGTTAAGAAAAGGAGTAACAACTCCTGATGAAGTTAAGAAAAAAATCTCAAAAGCAAATAAAGGTAGATTAAAAGGTGAAAATAACCCAATGTACGGAAATACTCACACTGCAGAATCTAGAAAGAAGATATCAGAAAAAGCACAAGGTAGAACGCCGTGGAATTTAGGTGTTACACATACTGATGAAGTAAAACAGAAAATGTCAATATTAGCATTACAAAGAACAAAATATAAATGCGAACACTGCGGTGTAGAATGTGTTAAATGTAATTATAATAGATGGCACGGAGATAACTGTAGATCTATCGTAAGATAAATATGATAATACCCAAGGAGAACCCTAAATGCCTAAACTTTCACTGTACCATCCTGAGAAAGGCAACAACTACAGATTTATCGATCGCCAAATTTCAAGGATGTTTCAAGTCGGATGCACTGATGTACATTTGCACAAGTACCTTGGACCTAAATTACAAGATACCGGAACTGCCGATCAGCCAATTTATGATGTAGTAAAAGAAACAAATATTCAAGATTTATTATTTTTAGAAAATCGTGATCGCAAATACGAATCGGAAATTTATCGTCTTAGGGGCCATTACCAAGTTCAAAATTTAGATTTTAACCTAAGCCAATTTGGTTTGTTTATTGATAACGATACAGTGTTTATGACTGTACATATTAACGACTTTGTTGAAGCAATTGGTCGCAAACCATTAGACGGTGATGTTATTGAGTTGCCTCACTTACGTGATGATTTTGCATTAAACGATTTTGATGTTAGTGTTCCTAGATTTTTTGTTATTGAAGATGTTGGTCGTGCTAGTGAAGGATATAGTGCAACATGGTATCCTCATTTATATAGATTAAAACTCAAAAAGATCGCAGATAGCCAACAATATTCAGATGTTCTTAATCAACCTGCTGGCGAAGATTCACTGTATGCATTACGTGATTTATTAAGTACACGTAACAAAGAATTAGAAATAAACGATGCAATTGTAGCACAAGCAGAAAGTGATGCTCCAAAAAGCGGATATCAAACTCAACAATTTTATTCCCTTGCAATTGATCCAATTACTAGTCAACCTGCATTGATAACAGTAGATTCGGACGAGTATACTGCTAGTTTCCAAAGTCAACTAATTAACGGTCAATCAAATGTAAATGCAAGTAGTCTTAACGCTATTCCGTTACGAACAGGATATTCAGGTTATCTAGTAGGGGATGGAATTCCATATAACGGATATGTTTTTGGACAAGGCATTGAATTTCCGACTAACGTTGTAAAAGATGATTTCTTTTTAAGATTAGATTTTATTCCAAATCGATTATTTAGATTTGATGGACGCAAATGGCATAAAGTAGAAGATGCAATTAGAATGACATTAACAAATACAGACACTAGAAATACAAAATGTGTTAGCTTTATTAACAATAGCAAATACACGTATAATGACGAAATTGCAAGTGATTATGTTAGACTTATCGCAGGTGATACAGTTATTGATACTACTATTGATTTTGAAATAACTGCCCCTTACATTGTATTTAAACTTGACACTCAAAGATTAGAATTTGTAGTTGCTGATTTTGAGAATTTATTAGAATCGTACGATGTAAACGGTGTTGCTAAAATTAGAATTAATTTACCAAAAGTTGATAGTTTGCAAGTAACAATTCCATTTAACGGTGCGTGGAGAGTTAGTCTATTCACGTATAGAGAATCAGAACGTCAAGGCATATCTAAAGTCCTTAAACCTCGTGCTGATTTTTAATTCCATAAGAAGTGCAGTACTAAATACTGAAATAGGAGAAAGTAATGCAACATTTTTATGACGGTGCTATACGTAGATATATCACTCAAACAATTAGGCTTTTTAGTGAATTCTCAGTGCGACATGGCGATGGGACATTACATCGAGTACCGGTAGCATACGGTGATGCTGACAGACAAGCAGTAAACATTATACGACAAAACTCAGAAAATACGGTAAACTCAGTTCCAAAGATAGGAGTATATGTTTCTGCGTTAGAGTTAGATAAAGATCGTTTAGGTGATTCGACATTTGTTAATAAAGTATCAGTGCGTGAGCGAGATGTTGAAAATAACAAATACACATCTAACCGCGGAAGACAATATACAGTTGAGCGATTAATGCCAACTCCTTTTAAATTAACATTAAAGGTTGACATTTGGACGTCAAGTACTGATCAAAAATTACAGTTGTTAGAACAAATTTTAATGTTATTTAATCCTAGTTTAGAAATTCAAACTACTGATAATTATTTAGATTGGACTAGTTTATCTGTAATTTATTTAGACAGTGTAAACTGGTCTAGTAGAGCAGTACCGGTAGGTAACGATACTCCGATCGACATTGCAACCTTAACGTTTTCTACACCTATATGGATTAGTCCTCCGGCTAAAGTTAAACAATTAGGTATAATTACAAAAATCATTACTGACATATACGAAGGTAATACTACATTAAATGAAACGATTTTCAATGCAGATTATATAGATCCTGTTTCAAAATATACAGATGCAGGTGCTGCACTACTGTCTGAAATTGTTACAGTAGTTGAAGATTATTCGGTTGAAATATATAACGGACAAGCAATTTTATTAGATTCTCATTACAATGTAGAGTATGAAGAGTCACCATACGAAGTTCCTGATAGATTTGGAATGGAAGTTAAGTGGGTTGAATTATTTGAAAAATGTCCTAAAAAGTTTATACCTGGTTTTAGTAGAATTATTATAACACAATTAGGTGGTGCTGAATTAATTGGTACATTAACTGCAGAGCCAACAGACGAAACTATTATGAACATATCATGGGATGAAGATACACTAACTCGCAATACATTAATTGATAGTTCTGGGTATTTAGATTCAGATGTTTCATATTTTAATTTATCAACTTGTAATAGAGCGTCACCTGGAACTGTTGATGCTATTATTAATCCTTATACCTTTAATCCGTACGATCATGTTCTTAGAGTTGGAACCCGCTATTTAATTATTGAAGACATCGGATCAGCTAATAATACAGACGGGCCGCTAGCATGGAAATCTACAACTAATGATGACTTGATTGCAAATGCCAACGATATTGTGGAGTGGAACGGTGTAAAGTGGAATATTATATTTGATTCAGTTACCGAGACTGATACTATTGTGTGGCAAACTAATTTAATGAATAGCATTCAATTTATGTGGAATGGTGTTGCATGGACTAAAAGTTTTGAAGGGTTTTATAGGACCGGAAAATGGCGGCTGGAATTATAAAAGATCAGATAATTTGCAGTGGTGCATTAATCTATTCACAAGCCACCCATAGATTTCTTTTAATTCAAAAATCCTCAGGTAAACATCAAGGTACTTGGGGATTAGTTGGCGGAACTAACTTAGCTAATGAAAATCCATGGCAAGGTCTTACTAGAGAAATAGAAGAAGAAATTGGGTTTCTTCCAGTCATTAAAAAAACACTACCATTAGAAAAGTTCGTATCTAATGATAGTGTCTTTAATTTTCACACATATTTCTGTTTAGTAGAAAATGAATTTGTACCAACGCTAAGTGATGAGCATATTGCATGGGGTTGGTTTAGTTTAGTTGCACTTCCAAAACCAATACATCGTGGGTTAAATCTTAGTCTGCGTAATAAAATTATTCAAACTAAGATTCAAACTGTTATCGATATTATTGATAGTTTATAACCCTAATACTGCGTCTAATTCTTCATGAGTAGTTGCTGCAGAAATTGC